CATTACCAGTTGATGCCATGGTTATAAAATCTATAATATTTGATTTACCTGGTGCAAGTCCTCCTGCAAATAAACCTCTAGTATTATTATTGTGTCCTGCTAATTGATCTCTTGCAGCCGTTAGATCACCAAAGTCAGCAAAATTACCACCTGATTTAAAATGTGTGTATTGAATAACATTTAATTTAGTTGGTGTTCTACCACCTCCATGAATACCTCTTGTAGCACTTCCTAAACCGTATGCTCTTCCATCTTGTGCTTGAATAAGATCACCATAATCAGTTGTGTTTCCTGTTGTAGGAATAGATATTTGATCTACTGTATTAATATTACTTGGATTTTTTCCACCTGCAAATAATCCTATTGTACCTGCAAGGTCCTGAGAACCAGGATAAGTACCGTCTGATACTTTATTTTTTGTAATGTCAGATAATTTCCAGATCCCTCTGGCATTGGTTCTGTCAGGATAACTAGTGCCCATAGGTTAGTCCCCTTAATCTGCTAATGCTTCGTATGATGTTACAAATTCTAAAGTTGAAGCTGCTGAAGCACCACCTCTAATAAGATCGGTTTCTTCTAAGTAAAATGAATTAGTTTTATCTATAATATCGACTGAAGAGTTTGCAGGAACTGTAATTTCGTTTGCTATTTTTTTATGTGTGCCACTTTTTTCAATATCAATTGTAACTGTTGCATCATTGTCTGTTACGTTAGTAACTCTAAATACATTTATTTTGTATACATGTTCAGCTTCACCAGTTAACAAAGTTGTTGTTAAAGTTGTTCCTAAATCACCAAGAATCGTTTCTGCGTGAATTGTTGCTACATTTACTATATTAGGTATTGCCATAATCTATTCCTTTTATCCAAAAACTAGTGCCATTGCAATAGCTTTTCCTGTTGATGCAGCGCTAGAATTAGCGTTTACATATGTTATTAATCTTGAAGCTGCTGTTTTTCTGTTAGTTCCACCTGCTCCGTTATCTATTATAAATAAATCAGCATCTACAATATCTTCTCCTATATCTGTTCCACCATCAATATCTAAATCTGCTAATGCTAAACTTCCATCTGGAAATACAGGGGTTGCTTGAAAAGTTGCAACTCCACTAACATTTAATGTACCATTTAAATCTACAGCTGTGGCTGTTAAATCAATTTCATCAGTTGCACCAATAGATAATACAGTTGCACTAGAACCTTGTATAAATTGACTAGCATCATTAAACATAAGTTTATTTGTGCTATTTAAAGTTAATCCAGTATCATTAGTATGTGTTAGAGTAGCATCAGAACCTGCACCAAAAACAAGAACTGCTGAGTCAGATAATAATTTAAGGTCATTACCTATTATTGTATCTTTAGCTACACTTAAACCACCATCTGTTTGCAATGATCCATCAGTTGTACTTGTAGCATCTGTAGTGTCATCTGTTTTTACAATTCCACTTGCAGTTATAGCAGCAGTTGTAGTTGCACCTGCAACGTCAACAGCTCCAGAAAAATCTCCTGTTGCTGCATCTATTTCACCTGTAATAGTAAAATTTCTAATTCCTGTATAATCTTTGTTTGAATCTAATATAACAGCTTTACTTGCTACAGCTGTTCCAACGGCTGTACTACCAATATCTAAAGCATTAAGTTCACCAACAACAGCAGTAATACCATCTAAAACATTAATTTCTGTTGCAGTAGAAGTTACTGCTACATCTTCATTTATTTTAGGACTTGTTAATGTTTTGTTAGTTAAAGTTTGTGTTGCAACAAGAGATACTAAAGTTGAGTCAGCACCGTCTGGTAACAACATTACATTTGTAACACTTGCTGAGTGTGGCTGTGCTTTTAATATTTGCCCGTGGCTGTTCTGTTCACAATTAAATTGTATAGCACCTGAATTTGTATCACCTAAAACAGTTACATGTCCTGTGCCTTTTGCACTTATATTAAAATCAATATTAGTGTCACCACCAGTAGCTTTTATTGATGGTGGATTACCTGTTGCAGCGTTTGTTACATCAAATTGATTAACTGCTGAACTTGTTGTTTGAAATATAATTTGTTCATTACCGTTTTCATCTGCAATAAAATGTGCATCATCAATTAAAATGTTTGCAGAGTTGGTATCTAAATCACCACCAAGTTGAGGTGATGTGTCTTCTACTAAATTTGATATTGCACCTGATGTAGCTAGTCCTGCCACAATTGTTGATCTTGCAATCTTTTTAAGTCCACCACCTGAAGTATCTACTGCTATAAAAACATCATCATTTGCAACTGTAGATATTTCAGATAAACTACCTGCAGCTACTGAATTAAAATTTGTACCATCTGCAATTAATAAATTACCTGCAGTGTTTGTACCCATAGTAATATCATCACCAGATACTGTAAGATCTCCAGTTACAACTAAATTTTGTGAAGCTGTTACATTACCACTTGAGTCAATAGCTAAAGCATCTGCATCAGACGTATGACCTATGTTAGTTCCATTAATAATTATACTATCAACTGTTAAAGTTGTAAGTGTTCCAACAGATGTAAGATTAGGCATTGCTGTAATTTCATCATCAAAATATGCAGCTAAATCCGTAACTGCAACTTGTACCATTGTACCATTATCATTTAATACAACTCTATCTGCATCTGCAACTGTTGTTGAAGTAGCTGACGTACCACCATCAACAATATTTAATTCTGCTGCTGTTGAATCAACTGCCGCTAGTTTTGTAAAGTCTGATTGTACTAATCCAGAAACTCCGTCTAATAAATTTAATTCTGCTGCTGTTGATGTAATTGCCGTGCTTCCAAAAGTAAGTCCACTTTCTGGAACAACAATACTACTACCTGCTTGTGCTGTAAAAGTATTTGCTGTAAATTGAAAATCATCAGCGCCTGCTATTTTAATATCTATTTGATCATCTGTATCTGCTGTAATAGTTGTATCACCATCAGCATCTAAAACTAATTCTCGACCTTCTATATCAAGTGATCCACCAAATCCTGCATCTACAAGATTTGTTCCATCTGAATAAACTAATCGTGTAGTTTTTTCTGATACACCAAAAGTAATACCTGTTCCTGATGCTGTTTTAAATTGTACAGTGTAAGCACCTGATGTGCCATTAGTTACGATATAAACTTTTTCAATTGAATCTGGTACAGTTACAATAGAGTTACCTGTTATTGTACCTGTTAATTTTATAACTGCGTGACGTGCTACTGATGTAGATTCTGTAGAGTCCCCATCTGTAATAGTTAATGCTGTTGTTCCACCACTAGTTACTGCTTGCTCTACATAACCAGCAATTGCTTTTTCTACTATTTCTAAATTGGTATTAGTTTTATCTCCCCATGTACCGGCGTTTTCGCCAGTTGCCATTTTTTCTATACCAAGATCTGTAAACGTTGATGCCATAATTTCTTATACTCTTTTCTTAATTAATTTCCATTTATTTTTACGGTGTTGCAGAGTCAATTTTTGTTCTAATTGTACCATCTGTGTAATCGTCTCTTCGTCTTCTACCTGTTTGTTCTAACGCAAATTTTTGAGCTTCTTCTTTATATTTTGCGTCGTATAATTGTAACATGTCCATTGGTCCTTTTAAAAAAGCATACGCTTCTGCTAAACAAGCATATAATAAACCGTTAGGAAAATTCATACTAATGTAATTAGTGTCAGTATTTTCAAATATACTTGGCACAGCATTATAGTGTATTTTATATGCAAATGTATCACTTGGTGTTGGTGATACAATTATAGATCCAGAGTTTGATGAGCTTTCTCCTGTTGCTCCAGTGTCTAGCATAGCATAATATTTTGGTGTGCCAGTAGATGTGGTTGCTGAAATATATTCTTCTAAATATGTTAAATCTTTTTTTTCTAAATAAGTATTAGCACCAGTATAAGTAGATCCAGTTGCAGTGTAAACCTGCACCGCTCTAATAAATACTGCTCCTGCTGGTACAGTCACAGTTCCTGTTCCTGCTGTAAAATTACCTGTAGATGTTTTTCTATCTGCATCAATTGGTATATCTCTAAAAATTTTATATTGTGCATTTAAGATAATATTTTCTATAACTGAATCTGACAGCACAGTGCTATCTACTTCTGTGTAACTTCTTATTTGTGTTTTTAATCCTGATGCACTTATTCCTGCCATTATGCTGTTAGAGTTGCCGGACCTGCCGAGCAATTCTCTCCTCCTCCTGATTCACTTCCACTTGTAGCAGTATCTGTGTCTACAGTAAAGTGGTAGAAATCTGTTGTGTTAGTAATGTTTCCACTTGAATCTCTTTTGCCAATTGTAATAGAATATCCAGCGGCTTTTGCAACGTTTGATCCTGTTATACCATCAAATGATCCAGGGTTTGCAAAAGTTCCAGCAGTAGATGGTGATCCTCTAAATCTTACTGTGTCACCTGTTGATCTACCATGTGATTTTTCTGATACATTTATAATTCCTGATGAAGCTGCAATAGTTTCAAAAGGATTTGGTATTAATAAAGTTGCAATAGCATTTTCTGTTCTATCGGGTCTTGCATTTAATAATGATTGTGGATCACCTCCGTGTTGTCTTGGTTGTAGTTGTGGATGTTTTTCTTCAAATTCTGATATGTGAACTAACATACCAGTCCATTCTCTAACCATTTCATTGTATGGAAATTCCATTCCTGATCTGTCTGATATTGCTTTTGCGTATTTTCCTGATGCGTATGCCATAGTTATATATTTGGATAATAAGTTTTAGGGGTTATATAAGAACTAGAAGCTGAGCCGTCTTCTGCTAAAGCTCTTGCTAATTCATCTTCGTAAAGTAATTTCATTTGTTGTACTAATTGTGGTGCAAATTTTTGTGATAAATAAAAAGCTAATCCTGATGCCATACATGGAACAAATCTATAAGGTACATCTGTTGCATCTGTATATGTTGAATCTGCATCTTGTATTCTTTTTACATAATAAAAATGTATATCTTTAGATGCATTAGAAGAATCTGCTGTTGGATAGATAGTAAAAGTTGTTTTATCTATAAATCTTTGTACAAAATATTGTGAAGGTGTTCCTTTAGAAAGTTTACTTGATAAAGCTGCATAAGCTGATCTAGCTATTTTTGTTAGTCCAGAATCTGCTTGAGTTGTTTGAGTTCTATTACCCCTTAATGATGCTTCAAGAATATCTGCAACACCATAAGTATTAGCAGGATTTGTAACAGAACTTGTGCCATCACCAGTTGCTCTGTAAAAAGTATATTCAGCTTGTCCTTCAATTATATCTATATTAGCTTCAGCTACTTCCCAATAATGTAAACCTCTATTACCCCATTCTTGAAAAAGAATGTTTAAAGATCTTCTTGCAGTTTTTAATTGATAACCCGAAACAGACTGTAAACCTATTCGTTCGTAAGCTTCTGTAATAATATCATCAACAGCAAATGTTTTATCAAAAGTAACTGTGCCTGACGTTGTGTTGGCCATAAGTTACCTCCTAATATAACTTTTTAAATTCTGCTATTACCGTATACATGTTACCAGCATCTGCTGTACTTGGAACTACCAAATTTACATCACTTTGATTACTGTTAGCTGATTTGTCAGTTTTTAATCCACCAAATTCTCTAAAGTCCCAATAGCCTGATCCTGTTAAACCTATAACGGGTATGTCACCGTTGTTGTCTTCTTCATCCATACGAACATAAGAATCTCCACCATCTCCACCTTGTGATGAATACCATACTCTTTGTAAAACTAAGTGTAAGCAAGAAGCACCATTTGCATTGTTTGCCATTGCTGATACATCTCCAAATACAGTTGTTCCACCTGATCCGTCTGATTGATTTACATATTTGATAACCACTCTAACATCGTTTTCTTGCATGATAGTTGGTCCTGTTACTGTGTCTGCCATAATCCCTCCTTAATCAAGATTAATAGATGGGGCCGAAGCCCCATCATAAAGTTATTTATTATTCAAAAACGTGTCTACTAATTGATTG